TCGCAAGACCTGGATACCCGTACGGCCCAGATTGCACACGATGATGGTGAAGGCAATGTCATTATTGAGACCGTTCAAGACATCAAGCCCTTCCTAGAGCAAAACAAAAACTCCTACGCGCAGATAGATGAACGAGCGCGGTGGGGAGAGTTCACACAGATTGCGAGTATTCCTTTCTCGGTCATCCAAGACCTGAACAAGAAGGGAATACTTAAGGGATTTCATATCGTTGACCCCAAGAAACTTAAGGCTTGGTTAAACGATCCTGATAACCGCTTCTTTAGAACTCGACCTGGGAGGATTTAATGCGAGTAGCAATTTGTATCCCGTCACGCGGGGATATGATGGTAGGAACAGCTTTTGACCTAGCAACGATGTGCGGGTATGACTCGCGCTTCAGGGATGGCACACAAGCCATTTACACGGTTGCGGGTACTCTGATATTCGACCAGAGGAACAAGCTGGCTGAAGCGGCATTAAACGAGGGTGCGGACTACATTCTGTGGATAGACGCAGATATGCGGTTCCCTAAGAACACAATAGAAAGGCTACTAGCCCACGATAAGGACATCATCGGGGTGAACGCTACGACTAGAAACATTCCTGTGGCTCCGACTGCGAAACACTTGGAATGTAACTTTGAGACCAACGAAAGCACTTGGATACCTGTAAACAGTAAAGGCAAGACAGGGATCGAGAAGGTGGCTGCGATTGGTTGCGGAGTAATGCTTTGCAAGGCAGAAGTCTTTAAGAAAACCCCTCAACCCTGGTTCTGGTTTTACAACCTGAAGGGCAGTAAGACTTTGGGCGAGGATGTTCACTTCTGTATTGCGGCTCACGATGCTGGATTTGAGACTTGGGTCGATCATGGCTTGAGTAATGAGATTGGTCACATAGGCCAATACACCTATTCTTGGAGTGATATTAAAGATGGCTCTGACCAACTACAGCGACCTCAAAACAACGGTCGGAAATTATCTAGGAAGAAGCGATCTAAGTAGCGTTATTCCAGACTTTATATCTCTAGCTGAGATACGCCTTGCCCGCCAGTTGCGGTTAAGGCAGATGCTTAAAACCGTTAGCTCGTCCACCACGGGTGGGGATAGTACGGTAGGACTGCCAAGCGACTTTCTTTCGATCCGCGATTTCTACATAGATCAGAACCCGCGACAAAGTCTCTCTTATTTATCACCCTCATCTTTTACGAGGGACGCAAGGGCTGCTGAATCGGGTTTACCTGTGTTCTACACGCAGAAAGGCTCAGAATTTGAGCTTGCACCTATCCCTGATACGAACTACACATTGGTGATGCTGTATTACGCAAAACCAACGCCTTTATCCGATTCCAATACCAGCAACGAGTTTATGGCGAACTGCCCAGATGCGCTTCTCTATGGAGCGTTGCTGGAGGCCGAGCCTTACCTGATGAATGATGCGCGGCTTACTGTTTGGACGCAGCTTTACCAGAACGCAGTAAGTTCGCTTGCAGAGTCCGACAACACCTCCGAATATGCGGGGGTTCCACTTACTATGTCTGTAACCTCCCGCTAGGAGCAACAAATGGCTGAATTATCCGATTACCTAGAAAACAAACTGTTAGACCATGTTTTGCGTGGCACTAGCTACACCTCGCCCACCACAGTCTATGTTGGGCTTTACACCTCTGACCCTGGTGACGACAACTCAGGCACAGAGTGTACGGGCGGTGCTTATGCTCGTCAGGAGTTAAGTGTCACTACGGCATCGGGTGGCATTGTGACCTCCTCTGCGGACATAACATTCCCACAGGCTACGGATGACTGGGGAACGATCTCCCATGTGGCCCTGCTGGATGCAATTACATCAGGCAATCTTCTGATGCATACGCCTCTGACGACCTCTAAAGACATTACTACGGGCGATGTGTTGCGTATTTCTTCTGGCGACCTTACTGCAAGCCTAGACTAAATGTCGAACACGATTAGTTTAGAGGGCTTAGATCAGTTTGGCACTTTAGACTCGTTACCGTTTAGCTTAGATAACAACTGGACAGACGAGGGCATTTGCGGCCCTTTTACGCTTGAGGGCTTAGATCAGTTCAACGGCAATATAGATGCTCTGCCGTTTAGCTTAGACTCAACGGTTTGGAATACCGCCTGTATTAAGCTACAGCAGAATGTCTCTTATACAGGGACAGGCACTTTAACTGTTCTTCTGCCCGACTTTATCTTTGCGGAAGCCGCGATAACTGGCACTGGAACGCTTACTGCAAGCGCAGAGCTTTTAGAACCACAGCAAGCATCTGCGGCATTTACGGGTACTGGGTCTTTAGTTGCGAGTGCTGATCTTGTTGGGCCTATTTCCGCACAGGCTAGTTTTGCGGGTACAGGCTCGTTAGACGGATACATCTCGGTTACATACGCAAGTAGCGCAGCATTTAGCGGTACTGGCTCTTTAGAGATTGATTTCAGTAGCGTGATAGATGTTTCTGCGTTTATTCGTGGAAGCGCAAACCTATCTGCAAAACTTTACTACTACGGTGAAGAGTGGTCGGTGGTTACCGATGAGGCAAACACTTGGACGATTGTTTCACCAGAATCGAACACTTGGACGGAAGTTCAACCAGGAAATAATGTATGGCGATTACGCGCGTAAACTTTACTGAGTGGCTTCCCGACCAGCCTGGGGTTGTTGGTGCGTTAACCAACGCCCGCAATGTCTTTCCTAAAGCGGTTGGGTATGGCCCATTCCCAGAAGAAGAGGATTACTCTGGTGATGCCTCTGAGAGTCTAAATAACGCATTTGCGGCTAGGGACTCCACAGGCGCATCTCAGGTGTTTGCTGGTGGGCCTACCAAGTTATTCTTGCTGAACTCTAACGACCTGTCTTTAGACGATGTATCTGGGACGACTTACACCTCAACAACCCGCTGGCGATTTGCCCAGTTTGGTGATTTTGTTTTGGCAACGAACGGACTGGACAAGGTGCAATATGCGGACTTGTCCACCACCACCATTTCTTTTGCAGACCTAAACGCATCTGCACCTACCGCAAAGCTGATTACAGTTGTGCGGGACTTTGTGGTGACTGGAAACACCTCTACCGCAAGCAACGAGGTTCGTTGGTCTGGCATTAACAATCCCACAGGAACATGGGGTTCTGTCGCGGTAACTCAGGCAGACTTCCAGACGATTCCTGACGGTGGCGAGATCAGGGGTCTAACGGGTGGCGAGTTTGGTTTAGTCCTGTTAGAGCGTTCCATTGTGCGGATGAGCTATGTTGGCTCTCCGCTGATCTTCCAGTTTGACAATATCAGTAGGAATCTAGGATGCTACGAGTCTAACTCTGTGGCCCAATGGCAGGGTATTACCTACTTCCTTGCGGATGATGGTTTTTACTCATGTAATGGTCAGCAAGTCGATCCCATAGGCGCAGAGAAGATAAACCGTTACTTTTGGGACACGGTTGTAGAGGGTTCAATCTCTCAGATGTCTACTGCGGTAGACCCATTTAGAAACCTAGTGGTCTGGGGTTATCCGTCACTTGATAACACCTACAGACTGCTGATCTACCATATTGTTACAAAGCGGTGGTCATTTGCCGACACAACAGTAAACCGTGTTGCGGACTTCCTTACACCAGCATTTACGCTAGAAGGTTTGGATACGGTTTCTGGCAACTTGGATTCTATTCAAACCTCACTCGATTCTAGGCAATGGCTCGGTGGGAAATTGTTGTTTGGTGGCGTAACTGGAACCAAGATTATTACCTTCTCTGGCCCGAATAAAACAGCCAGGATTACCACCGCAGACTTAGAGACGGACAGCAATATGTCTATGGTGACGCTTGCCAAACCGATTGTTGATAATGGGTCTGCGAGTGTGGCGATTGCCTCTAGGATGAATCTAAGCGAGACACCGACATTTGGGACTGCGCTTGCGGCAAGCTCTGAGAATAGGGTTGGCTTACGGTCTCTGGGAAGGTATCATAGGCTTCGGGTTATTCCGTCTGGAGAGTGGACGACTGCAATTGGAACCGAGATTGAGATTCAACCAGCAGGGATGCGGTAATGCAGTTTCGTAGGCTACCTCCTTTTGGTGGCGACCCTAGAGGTGTCGCTGAGATTCTCAACGGTGCGATGGACGGTAAGACCAACAATACTGGCACGATCACACTCGAGACAAGCAACGCGACTTCTACAACTTTGTATGATGCGCGGATCTCCATAGACACCAAGATTGTTCTTATTCCTTTTAGTAGTGCGGCTTATGCAGACGCATCTCCGTTTGGGGAGTTCTCGAACAACAATGGTCAGACTGCTCCGAGTACGGGAACCTCTGCGGTTGTGGAGTGGGACTCTACAGACAAAACCTCTGGGGTCTATTTAAGCAATACCACGCGGGTCAATGTACGCAACGCAGGAACCTATTCTGTGCAGTATGGCTTGCAGTTAACCAATGCCGCAAACGATGAACAGTACGCAGACATCTGGCTGAAGAAAAACGCAACGATTGTAGACAACACAGGCAAGCGGTATTTCCTGCCAGCAAGAAAGTCGGCATCCGAGCCATCCCATGTGGTTGCGGCTTACGAAACGCTGATTACGCTTGCGGCTGATGACTATTTAGAGGTTGCTGGCTCTGTGAGTTCTACAGATGTCACGCTAGAGTATTTTGCGGCAGATGCGGGTGTACCAAGACCTGCGATACCTGCGGCCTCCGTTGTTGTTAAGTTGGTTTCACCTCTTGCGTACTCCAACATCTTTGTTTCCTCTCAATCTGCGGGTGAGGCAACTATCAGTCATTACGCGAATGACACCGCAGACAAGACTTACGCTTACATTTTAGTGGGATAACACTATGGCTATTGCAGAAAACCTACCAGCACTACGACCAGCAGTTGCTACGAGCAGTCAGTCAACGATTGACCCAACTCTTGTTCCTTACCTCCAGTTGGGGCTTAGGGCTGCGGAGCAACAGTATCTACAGACAACGCCACAGTTCTTTCAAGGGCAGACCTATGTCTCTCCTAGCCAGCAGACTCTTGCGGCTTTGCAGCAACAGGAAGCTCTTGCTACCCAACCGCAGCCCACATTAGCTCAAGCACAGCAGTCTTACCTTGCTGGTCTTAGTGGCCTTCAGCAAACGGCCCAAGGTGGCTACCAGGGTTCTCCTTACCTTCAACAGCAGATTCAGGCGGCTACTCGTCCCATCCAACAGCAGTTTGAGCAGACGACATTACCTGGGGTTGCCTCTATGTTCTCTCGTGCTGGTCGTTATGGATCAGGCGCAATGGAGAGGGCAGTAGGAACAGCCACAGAAGCCACAGGACGGGCTTTAGGTGATGTTGCGTCTAACATTGCTATGCAGGACTATGCCGCACAACAGCAACGGCAACAGCAAGCCCAGGGTGCGCTTTTACAAGGCGCGACACTAGCTCCTCAAATCTACGGGCAACAATTCCTGCCATCTCAGCAGTTGGGTCAGATTGGTGCGGCACGAGAGGCGATTGCGGCTCAACCGTTACAGGAAGAAATGCAGCGGTTTTACTTCCAGCAACAGGCTCCTATCCAACAGCTTACTGGCTACCTTTCGTCTGTATACGGTACGCCTATGGCAAGCTCTCAGGCTGCGGCCCCAGAAATGCAGACAAACCGATTTGGTCAGGCATTGGGCGGTGCGGCTACGGGTTACGCGCTTGGTGGCACTACTGGTGCTGTTCTTGGCGGTCTTGGTGGGTTGCTATTCTAATGGCTGCTCCAGTATGGTCTGACTATGGCGGCAATTTGCCGTTTTATGATCCGTCAGAAATTGCCAAGTTCCAATTGCTTGCGTCCCAAGGCAATAAGCAGTTTATTGCTTTGCGTGACGACATTGTTAGCAAAGTTGGAAATTTAGATACTTATCTTGCAAAGCAAAAAGAATATCTTGCGGCTAAAAAGGCTTACGATGATGAAACATTTGGCAAAAATATAACAACAGACATAACAACAAAGAACCTAACTTCTAGCGCAACAAAAGCACAAGAGGACTTAAAGGCGCAACAGAAGGCTGTAGAAGAGGCAAGAACAGATCGTTACAACACGATCCGCAACGAGTTAGAAACGCAATACAACAACCTTGTTTCTTTTGACCCTCGCTTGGCTTACCAGGGTCGTGCTGGAGATCTTCCTACGGTCTTTAACCAACAAGCCGCGCAATTAGCGGACGCTGGTGTTACAAGCATTGCCAACCTCAAGGTTCAAGACGGAACACTAATAGACAGCGCAACAGGCAATACCGTTTCAACATCCAACCTTGGTGGACAAGTTGCGGTAGACCGAGACACAGGTGTTCAGAAGTGGGGTGACATATTTTCTGGCGTAAAGGGCGGTGCTAACTACGGCATCCAAGCACTAGAGGATGGTTCTGTTGTTCTATTCCCTGCGTGGGAAAAGACAAAAAGTCCGATTGCTCAGATTGGACTAGGTTCTTTAGAAAAATACATCACACCCATTCTTACGGTTGGCGGTGCTTTGTTGGCTGGCCCTGTAGGTGGTTCTGCTGTTGCTGGTGCAGCGGCTGGTGCTGCTGGTGGTAGCACAGCAGGGCAATTACTCGCCTCTGGAAAAGTAGACTGGGAGCAAGTTGCCAAGTCTGCGGCTACCGCTGGTGCTGGTCAGTATGTAAGCGGGTTGCTTACTGGTGGCGAGGCTGCGGCTGCTGGAGAGGCTGCTGGAACTGCTACTGGAACAGGAATATCTGGAGGCGGCCTTACGAGCGCAGAAATGGCTGCGTTAAAAGGTGCAGACGCCTATGGAGGCGTAGCCTCTGGAGCAACAGTTATTCCTGTTGCACCACCCATTATTGGTGAATCTATATTGCCTGGGTTAGGCGATACAACTGGTGGTTTGCTTGGCCCAGATTTAGGGTTTCAGATTGCTTCTGATACGACAGTTGGCGGCATGACTGGCGCAGATTATGGGTTTCAAATTGGTGCAAGACCCGATTTGCTTGCCCAAGATTTAGATTTTTTAGCAGAGCAAACAGCTCAACTTTATCAAGCAGCGGGCGGCGACTTAAACGCAGTTCAACAAAATTTAATTGCTAGTGGAGTTGACCCAATTGTTGCAGCTGAAGCCGCAAATCAAGCGTCACTCACAATGGGTAATGCTGCTTTTTATGATGTAAGTGGCGCACTTCCCGTTCTAATAGATCCTGCTGGTCAGTTACAAGCTGGCATACAGGGAATTTCATCAAGCGTTGGTGCGGCATTTCCTAATGCTCCAATTTTTACCAGCGAGGGTTTGCTTTCTGGCGGTTCTACAATGGATCAGTTCGCAAAAGACATTGGCGGCAACATTACATCAACCGCTGGTGCTGGTTTAGGAACTGCTGGTGATCTGTTAAAAGCAGGGGCATCTTTAGTTGGTAAACAACCCCAACCCCAACCCTACCAAAGCGGGTATGGTGCGGGCAGACAGATGGCTGGTGTAGATGCTTCTGGCTTACTAGCCCTTTTACAGGGTCGTGCGGGAGTTCCAGGTGTGGCGGGATTGCTTGCACCTGTGGTTAATCCTTATTCACTTTTAGGATAGAAATATGGTTATGCTACCTACTGGAATGGTTCCTGGGCTACTTTCTCCTGAACAGGAGGCTGCGGTCAAGCAACAGGCACTCAGCAATGCGGCACTCAACTTTGGCTTACAAGCTCTTGCGAGTTCTACGGGTGTCGGATACAAGCCTGGATTTGGTCAGATACTTGGTCAGGCTGGTCAGGCGGGATTGCAAGCCTACCAGGGGACATTTGACCAGCAGTTACAGAATATGCTCCGTCAGCAACAGATGGCAGATTTGCAGAGAAAACGACAACAGGAAATATTGGCATCAAACCGACAGGCTCAGATTCAGAAGGCAATGGCACTTCCAGACATGAACCAGCGAATAGAGGCGTTGCGTGGTTTAGGTGCTTATGAAGAGTTATCTCAGATGGGAACCGCAGAAAAGGCCATTCGTCCGCTTACTCGTGCTGCCGGTGAAGTAAGTTTAGAAAATCCATTTATGCCATATCAAAGTGCAGAAAGTCCAGAAGTTAAAAGACTTGCAGAGCAATACACAAAGGGTTTTGAGTCTGGCGTAATAGATGAAGAGACTGCTTATAAAAGAATTGGCGAACTTGCAAAAATGGAAGATCGCTATTTAAGCACACAAGAGTCTAGAAGAACTGCTGCGGCAATTCGTGAAGAAGCAAAAACAAAGGCGGCAAAGCCAACCGGCGAACAGATGAAAGCGGCAACACTTGCTGGCCGTTTGAAAAAGTCATTAAAGGACTTAGAAGAAGTTGAAAAAGACAATCCTAAAGCATTAACGCCAGAAGTTATTCCTTCGCTTCTTGAGTCTGGAATTATTTCTTGGATTCCTGGGTCTGACATGATCGCAGGAAAAATAGCTTCAGAGGATAGGCTAAGGGCTGAAGCGGCACAACTTGATGCACTAGATGCTGCACTTACTTTAGGAACTGGTGCGGCTTACACAAGAGAGCAATTAAGAGGCTATGCTAAGTCTTATTTCCCGCAAGTTGGTGATACACCTAAAGTGATACAAGAAAAGGTTTCTCGGTTTAAGAATCTGGTTGAATTAGCCAAGAAACAAGCAGGGCCAGCATATTACGAGCCAAACATTTCTTCACCAACAATAGAAGGCGTTAAATCCACTTACGGATTGGAGTAATAATGAGCAAGCGGCTAGAAAAGACAATCCGCAACATGGTGCGCCTTTCCGAGGGCGGTGCATCTGCACAAGAGGCTGCGGTTTATCTGCGGTCAGAGGGTTATGACTTTAACTCGTTTACTAATGCTGTAGACAAATACAACAAGGCTCAGGGTGTTGTTGCTGAGTTTGGCCCTGTGCGTTCTGCACTACAAGGTTTAACCCTTGGGTTCTCGGATGAGGCAGAGGCAGCACTAAAAGCCTTGGCTGGACGCGGAACCTACGAGCAAAACCTTGCGGCATTATCTATGGCCCAACAGGAGTTTCAGCGTGAACGCCCAGGTATGGCATTGGCAACAGAATTAGCTGGAACAGTACCGTTATCGCTTGCTGGTGGTCTTGGGTTAGCTAGGCTTGCTAGTCAGGCTCCAGGCATAGCGGCAAGGGTTTCTCCTGCGGTTACTGGTTTAACTGGTGCGGCTGCAACTGGTGCGGCTACGGGTGGTATTGCTGGAGCAGGTACAGCACAACCTGGAGCAAGGATGGCTGGCGCGACTACAGGCGCAGCACTTGGCGGTGCTTTCGGAACTGCGGCTCAACCCGTTGCTAGACTTGGTGGTGCAGCTGTCACTCGTGGCTTAGACATTGGGCGCAACATAGTTGGCGCAGGAACACGAGACTTCCAACGCAGGGCAGACACTAGACTGTTACAAGCCTTACAGCGTGATGGACTTAGCCCAGAGCAAGCCATGTTAAGACTGCAAGAGATTCAGCGTTCTGGGTACAAGCCTGAAACGATTATCGAGCTTGGTGGCGAGAATACTCGTAGGCTTGCAGATGTTGTTGCACAGTACCCTGGCGCATCTCAGGCTGCGGCACAACTTGCAGAAGAGCGTATGACGGGTCAGGCAGGACGGATCACCACAGACTTTAGAGAAGCCTTCCGAGTCAACACAGACGCTTTAGACCTTGCTGAAGATATCATTAAGAAGCGTGATGCTGCTTCTCGTCCTTTGTATCAACAAGCCTACCAAGAGGGCGGTGTTATTACTGATGACCGCATTATGGGCTTTATGAAGATCCCGCAGTTTAAGGACGCTTATGCTCGTGCAAGAAGGATTGCGGCACTAGATGGGATTGAGCTGCCAGAGAAAGCCACGGATATAGATAAGGTTGGAGGGTTTGACCTGATGACCTTAGACTATATTAAGCGCGGACTGGACGATGTTCTGTTTACAGGAAAACAGCCTGGAAGCGGAATGGGGAAGACTGAATTAGCCAAGCTAAAAGAGCGCAGAAACGAGTTTGTTGGGATTGTGGACGAGGCTGGCCCTGCGTCTTACCAACAAGCTAGAAGAGCGTTTGCTGGCCCCACAGAGGTCTTGGATGCCATAGAACAGGGCAAGAACTTCACCAAGCTGGATGCAAGGCAATTACAGCGTGTTTACGCTGGCTTAACTCCTGCGGAGCAAGAAGGCTTTAAGGTTGGTGTTTATGACTCTATCCGCACGAACATTAACAAAGGCGCAGATGGTTCTGACTCTCTTAGGCGTGTTTGGGGTTCGCCAGAGAAGCGCGACCAGATTCGCGTGTTCTTAGGTGACGATACTTTCCAAGATTTAACTGATTTGCTTGCTAGGGAAAAGGTTATTCGCGGCACAGATGTAACGATGATGCGCGGATCACAAACACAACCTCGATCACTTGCACAGCGCGAGTTTGAGGGTGAGCAAGAATTAGTGCCTATGATGGGGCAGCGTGGCATTGTCCGTGGCGGTATAGATTATTTGCTGCGTAGTGCAACAGGCCCAGGACAACCAACAGCACAGGCACTCGCTCCATCTCTGTATTCCACAGACGCGGCAAGGCAAATGGAAACGCTTATGCGGTTGCGTGATTTAGATGAAATTTTGCGCCAGGAAGCAGCTCGTTCTGCTGGTGTAGTAGGTACTGGCGTTGGAACCCAAGCAGGACTTTTAGGAGAGTAACAAATGAGCAAGGACAAGATTTCAGAGTACAGCAGTACCGCTGCGGACAACACCGACATAGGTGGGATTAACATTGCGGAGGGCATGGCTCCTTCTGATGTTAACAATGCCATGCGCGAGCAGATGGCACAACTAAAAGAGTTCCTAGACGGCTCTTCTGGTGACACCATCACAACCGCTAAGATTGTTGCGACAACCGCAGAGATTCTCTCTGGCGCGTCTGTAACAGGAACAGCGACATTTAACAGCGCGGCAGTTATGTCGTCTACGCTAAATGTGACTGGGGCGACTACGCTAGGATCTACAACGGTCATCTCTGGTGAGCTACAGCCTACAGGTGGCTCTTTGCTTAAGCGGATCAAAGAGTCCACCACGGTCTCTGCAACTGCTGCGGCAAATACGATCAATTACGACATGGTTACGCAGTCGGTTCTCTACTACACCTCAGACGCAACAGGTAACTGGGTGCTAAATGTGCGTGGAGATTCTGGCACAACTCTGAACTCGATTATGTCTACAGGACAAGCCGCGACTGTTGTGTTCCTTGTAACTCAGGGTTCAACCGCGTACTATCAGACAGCACTACAGGTAGACGGTTCTTCTGTAACTCCCAAGTGGCAGAACGATGCGGAGCCTACGGGAGGAAATGCTTCTAGTGTAGATGCGTACACCTTTACGATTGTGAAGACTGCGGATGCAACCTTTACGGTGTTTGGTTCCCAGACCCAATTTGCATAGGGGATAGTTATGCCTGTTCTGTCTACTGTTGCCGCTGCCTGTGCGAGAGCCTGGGGGTTTACTGCGGGTGATCTCTTTGCGGGTGCGGCACTTGCGCTGGACTTTGATGAAACCACCACGCTCGACTCACGCATTACCTTTACACGGGCGACCTCTGCAACTTACTTTGATTCCTCTGGTGTTCTGCAAACCGCTTCTTCTGGTGCGGCAAGGTTTGACCACAGGCTAGAGAGTGGGTCGTGGGTCAACAAAGGGTTGTTGATAGAAGAGCAGAGGACAAATATTTGTTTGCAGTCAGAAAACATTGGTACGACTTGGGTAAATGCCAACACAACAGAATCCTTAAATGCTATTGATGCGCCAGACGGAAATACAACCGCAGATGAATTGATTGCTGATGTTGGAACGGCAACTGTTTACTATATCAACCAAGTTATAACAACCAGCCCAAATCAAACTTTTTCTACTTCTGTCTATGTTAAAAATAACGATGCTGGCTTTTTTCGAATACAAGTGCAAAATGCTGCTGCGTCATCAAATTTTATTCGTTGTTGGTTTGATGTTGCTAATGGGACTGTAGGGACTGCCAATAATGGTGGAAACGGAAGCGGGGCCACAGGTTTTATAGAAGATGTTGGTGATGGTTGGTATCGCTGCACATTAGTAGGAAAACCAGACACTAGCGGGGCATCAATAAGAGTTCTGTTTACGGTTCAAACAGCAGATGGTCAAAACACTTGGGACTCAACAGGAGAATCTTTGTACCTCTGGGGCGCACAAGTAGAAGTAGGAGCCTTCCCCACTTCTTACATAGCGACCACCACCGCATCTGTGACCCGCAATGCAGATTTAGCAAGCATGACTGGTACAGACTTTAGTGATTGGTATAACGCTACTGAGGGTACTTTTTATGCTGTCGGTCAGTCTACAAGCAGTACCTTAAGTTGCACACAATGGTCGGCCTCAGACAATTCTAGTAGCAATCGACTTCAAAACAATATCAATTTTACTGACCCTGGAAATGTGATAAGGCTGCTTGTGAACGCTTCTGGTTCTGCTCAGGCAGACATAAGTGTTTCATTTACCTATTCTGCAACCTCGCCAGTCAAAGCCATTTCCGCTTATAAGCAAAATGATATTGCTGTTACTGCAAATGGAGCAGCACTAGGAACCGATACATCCGCAACAATGCCATCTAATGATCGCTTGTATTTTGGCGCAAGATTTGATGGAGCAACTGGATTCCTAAACGGCCACATTGCCAAGTTCTACTACTGGAACACTCGCAAGTCTAATTCATTCCTCCAAAACATCACGAGTTAACTATGGACTACTACATAAAAGCTGAATCTGAAGAAGCCTTATGGTCTGCCTTGTTCGCTGCGGATGTAGCGTTTGAGTCCACAGATGAAGGCGTGACTTACCGAGGTGCTAAGTCTGGTTATGCCTTGGATGTGATCGGGCTAATTTACAGAGGCACGGGGCAAATGGTTGAAGTCAATGACCCAGATATGGGAACATACACTTATGAGGAACAAGCACCGATAGAGGGCTTTCACGCGAACCTGCGTGGCAATCTGACGGACGAGCAAAAGGCTTTACTTCCTCTCATAGACAAGCCAGCAACCCCAAATCGTATTTGGTTCGGAGACTAGGAATGGAAGAAGTTAGCCACAAGCAAATCTATGAGCGACTTTGTAAGGTAGAAGAGAAGGTCGATCACATAGATGAGAACACTAGGGGATTAGTTGTTGCCTTCCAAGCGGCTTCTGGAGCCTTTACTGTTCTCAACTGGTTAGCTCAGTTGGCCAAACCGATCCTGTGGATTGTTGGTGTTTCTGCTGTCATCTGGGGTGCTGTCGAACATTTCTTTAAGCGATGACCCATGCTGGCAGAAATCGCGGCAGCAAACGCGGCTTTCGCGGTTATCAAATCTGCCATACAGAACTCGGGAGAAATAGCCTCTGCGGGTAAAGCTGTCATCGACTACTTCTCTGCGACCCACAAGATTGAAGAAGAAGTCAAGAAAGCACCAGAGAGCAAAAAGAGCGATCTGGAAGAGTTTCTCGCCCTTGAGCAACTTAGAAAGCAAGAGCAAGAGTTAAAAGAGCTTCTGATCTATCAGGGTCGGCCTGGAATGTGGGACGACTTTCAGGCTTTTAGAGTTAAGGCAAGACAGAACCGAGAAGCCGCAGAGAGGGAGAAGATTCGTGCGGAACTGGCAGAGAAAGCCCGCAGGAAGAAAACGGTAGAGAACATTATGTTGGCCCTCTGGATGTTTGTCCTGGTAGTAGCAATTCTTGCCATATCAGGGTTTGGCCTGTATTTATTTTTGGAGAACAGATGATTCCTATTGCTGCTTTGTTGGATGTGGGTTCTAAACTCATAGACAAACTCATACCAGACCCAGAGGCAAAAGCCCGCGCACAAGTTCAACTGCTTGAGATGCAACAGAAAGGCGAGTTGGCTCAACTTCAGGCAGATGTAAACGAACAGCAAGAGCTTACCAAGCGGCTCCAAGCAGATATGTCATCGGACTCTTGGTTATCTAAGAACATCCGTCCCATGACCCTAATTGCGATTCTGTTTGCTTACTTCTTATTTGCGCTTATGTCTGCGTTTGAGTATGACGCTAATCAAGCCTATGTCGAACTGTTAGGCCAATGGGGGATGCTGATTATGAGCTTCTACTTTGGTGGACGGACGCTTGAGAAAATCTTAGCTATGAAAGAGAAGAAATGAACCTAAGTCCTAACTTTACGCTGGAAGAACTAACTCGCTCAGAGGCCGCTGCTCGTGGTGGGTGGGATAACAGACCTAACGATGAGGAAATAGCTAACCTAGTCCGTCTGGCTAACCTGCTACAGGATGTAAGAGCTGCGGTAGGCAATAAGCCTGTGATGGTTAATTCAGGGTTCCGCAACAAACGGACAAATGACGCTGTAAATTCGTCAGATCGCTCTCAGCACCGCCTTGGGTGTGCAGCCGACATCCGAGTACCAGGAATGACCCCCAGGCAGGTTGTAGAGGCTTGTATTCAAGCTGATGTGGCGTTTGACCAGATCATCCTAGAGTTTGACTCGTGGACGCATATTTCTGTACCAAACACGCCTGATGCAAAACCACGCGGCTCCAAGCTAATTATAGACAGGCAGGGAACGCGGGTTTTTTCGTAAGAGACCCGCAGTAGTCTCCCATCGTCATGGGATATTCACCAGTCTCCTGGATGCCAGTCACTCGCTTGCTGCTGTGCCGCGCTGTGGTGACCTGCGGTGTAAAACAATAATAGTCTAACTGTTGTTTTGGCGCAACACTTTTTCACCAAATTCCTGCATGGAGTTGCACCCAGACAGTAATGCTCTGTTTCTGTAGACAAGTTCTGCCATGGCCAGAGCGTCTTTTTCGGACAGGTTATCTGTAAAGAAAGAAGCCAGATCCTTGATTACTTCTTGCGTGGACTTTTCGATGGTCAAATCTCCGTTTGGTTAGTAGGAGAGCTTTATTGCCCTCCTACTGTATAGACGAACGATCTCCCAAAATATCAGGCTTTTTTTGAAACTTTTTTACCAGTTTGGAATGTCGTCATCTAACTGCTCAAAAGTCGTGGCCTTCTTCTGCGGAACTGGCGCACTAACAGGCGCATCCTTCGGGCTTACAGACAGGCTAAAGAACTTCTTGCCCGCCATCTTCCCGCCTTCCTTGCCTTCCTTCACCCAGGCACTCAGCCAGTAATCTTTCCCATCTACATTTATGCTGCCCTTAAAGTCTGGGTGAGTGTCTTTCTCTTTCCTATCGTTGCGGGCTAACATTCCCGAATTCGTGTTGTCGTAACTCATAGCATCTCCGTTTGTGTCAATTGGTCAAACATCTGGTCAACTTCATCCAGAAACTTAATCACTTCCCCTTCTACCCAGTCTATTTCCTCTTGAGAGGGCGT